TAGTACACTATTTATTAGAAATCAAAATACCATCTCGTCTAATAGATGGTTAAGATTATTTGTATAAAATTCTATTAAGATTCCCAATAATCTTATTTCCGCAAGAAAAATTTAAGGAGAACAAAATGGCAAGAAGAAAAGACTTGTTATCAGAAGCAATTGCAGATGCAAAGGCCGTTAAAGAAACTGCTTTAGCAAATGCTAAGTTGGCTTTGGAAGAGGCTTTCACTCCAAAACTTCAATCAATGATTTCTGCAAAGTTAGCTGAAGAGGCTGATGAAGAAGAAGTTGAAGAAGAATTAGATTCATCAGATTTAGGTTCAGGCGATAACGCTCAACCTGATGCAGATGCTGCTAGTTCATCTGATATTGAAAACGATGATGAATTGACTGAAGAAGAAGATGAAGAAGTATCTGAAGAAGAGGACGTAGAAGAAACTTACGAAGGTGAAGAAGAAGTAGCTGAAGAAGGTTGGAACGAAGAAGAAGTAGCTGAAGAAGATTCTGAAGAAGATGAAGTTGAAGAAGAAGATGAGTACGAAGAAGATGAAGAGGATGACTTGGATTTGGAATCAGTAATCGCTGAATTAGAGGCTGAGTTAGAAGAAGAAGATGAAGAAGTATCTGAAGAAGAAGATTCTGAAGTATCTGAAGAAGAGGACATGGACGTGGAAGAGGACATGGACGAAGAAGAAGAAATCGATTTGGATGAAGTTATCAGAACCCTGAAAGAAATGGAAGGTGATGAGATTGAAGAAGAAGAGGTGGATGAAGAAGAAGTTGAAGAAGATAATCATGCTGAAGAATTGGAAGAAGCTTACGCTACTATCGAATCTTTAAGAAAAACAATCAACGAAGTTAATTTGTTGAATGCTAAACTTCTTTACACTAACAAACTATTCAGAACATTCGACCTTAACGAAGGACAGAAAGTTAAAGTTCTTGAAAACTTTGACAGAACATCTTCAGTTCGTGAAGTGAAATTAGTATTCTCTACTTTAGCTGAGAATTTAAATGTAGCTAAGAAAAGAAAAGCAGTTGTTAAAGAAGGATATGCTTCTAAGGCAACAAAAAGTTCAGCCCCTAAGAAACAAATCATTTCTGAGGGTAACGAAATGGCTGCAAGATGGAAAAAACTTGCAGGTTTAAAATAATTTAAAAAAGAAAACGGAGAAATAAAATGAATTTAGGAAACATTCTTAATGAAGGCGCTTCTCACCAGGCACGTTTGAGTGAAGCAACTCGCGTGTTGGCATCAAAGTGGGAAAAGACTGGTCTTCTTGAGGGTATTGACAACGAAGTTGAAAAAGCTGGTGTTGCAACCCTTTTAGAAAACCAAGCACGTCAGTTAGTAAAAGAGGCATCAGCTACTGGTACTTCTGCTAACTCTGAAGAGTGGGCTGGTGTAGCTCTACCTTTGGTAAGACGTATTTTTAGTGAAATCGTAGCAAAAGACTTTGTAAGTGTTCAACCAATGAACCTTCCTTCAGGTCTTGTATTCTACTTAGATTTCAAATATGGAACAGGACAACCTGGTTTCACAACTGGTTCTGGTAAAGATTCACAAGCTGATTCTGTATTCGGTATTACTGAAACTACTTCAGACCCATCAGGTGGTTTGTATGGTGCTGGTAGATTCGGATACTCAGTAAACGACCAAGTATCTGCTGCACAGGAATTGGCTGGTGCTGCTGCTGCTAACAAATTCGTAACTGGTTCTGTACTTGCTGCAGATTACAACTACGATACTAACTTCTCATCATCTTACGCAACTGAAATTGCTAGTGGTGAAGTATTTACTGCTGCAGTACCAACTGCATCTATCGCTGGATTTGATGATAAAGGTATTAGAGCATTCAGAGTAACATCTGCTGATGTAACTGACCAATTCCCACAATTTACTAAATTAGTAGGTGGTGATGTTGAGTTCGTATTACAAGGTGCATTAGATGGTACTAACGATTTAAGAGTTAAGTATCACAAACAACCAACTGATACTTCAAGAGGTGATTTCGAAGCAACTGGTACTTCATTAACTGATAATCCAGAAGTAGATATCGATATTCCTGAATTGAATGTTGAAATGAAGAGTTTACCAATTGTTGCTAAGACTCGTAAGTTGAAAGCACAATGGACTCCAGAATTCGCACAAGATTTGAATGCATACCATTCAATCGATGCTGAAGCTGAATTGACTTCAATGTTATCTGAGTACATCTCACAAGAGATTGATTTTGAAATCTTAGATATGTTGATTCAAGATGCTAAGAGTACTGGTTACTGGTCAACTCAAGTTGGACGTGAGTGGAATGGTTCAGCATTCGCTGATTACTCTACAACAGGTGCTCAGGCTTCTGCATTTACACAAGGTGCATGGTTCCAGACTTTAGGAACTGTGATTGCTGGTGTATCTAACAAAATTCACCAAAAAACATTACGTGGTGGTGCTAACTTCTTAGTAGTATCTCCTGATGTTGCAACTATCATCGAATCTATCCCTGGATATGCTTCAACTGCCGATAATGGTGATGCTCAGTTCGCATTTGGTGTAACTAAGATTGGTGCATTGAATAGCAGATTCCAAGTGTACAAGAATCCTTATATGAAAGAGAACGTAATCCTTATGGGATATAGAGGAACTCAATTCCTTGAAACTGGAGCAGTTTACTCTCCATACATTCCATTGATTATGACTCCTTTAGTATATGACCCTAAGAACTTCACTCCAAGAAAAGGTGTTATGACTCGCTACGCGAAGAAAATGCTAAGAGGTGAATTCTACGGTAAAGTATACGTTGATGGTTTACACAAAATTCAGTAATTGATTATTGAATAACTAAATTAAAGAGGGGGTACTTAGGTATCCCCTTTTTTACGTCATAATCTAAGGTAATCTTCTATTATTGGATATTTATATCAAAGGTTCTATAAAATAATTAAGGAAATTTAAATATGGCGGAAAACATATCCAAAACCCCACCAAAAGGTAATGTAAGGTTTTCAATATCATTATCTGAAGAACAAAAGTTAGCAAAATCTGAAATTTTAAGACACCCATTCAATTTTATCGTAGGAAAAGCCGGAAGTGGTAAAACACTACTAGCAGTTCAGATTGCATTAGATTCATTCTTTAAAAGACAAGTTAACAAAATCGTTATAACAAGACCAACTGTATCAAATGAGGATAATGGATTCTTACCAGGCTCATTAGAAGAAAAGATGGAGCCATGGTTAGTACCAATTCGTTCAAATATGAGAAAAGTTTACAACAAACCTCAGATTTTAGAGAAAATGGAGAAAGATGAGAGTATAGAATTAGTAAGTTTATCACATTTTAGAGGAAGAACTTTTGATAACTCCATAATTATAGTAGATGAGTTCCAAAACTTAACCAAACAACAACTATTAATGGTGTTAGGTAGAGTGGGAAAAGGTTCTACAATGATTCTTTGTGGTGATAAACAACAAATAGATTTAAAATTCAACAATGATTCAGCAGTACACGAAGTTCCAAAACTAAAAGGTTCAAAATGGGTATATGATATTGTATTAAAAGATAATCATAGACATGAATCTTTAGATGAAATTCTAACATTACTAACTGATTACTAAGATTAGTTATATTTATATAAAACAAAACACATATAGAGGATAAATAGTGGCAGATTACACAGGTTCATTTAGTGGGTCGTTTGAAGGTAGTGGTACTGGGTTAACAAACATAGATTACTACAATCTAAGTAACCTACCTACTACGATTACACCATTTCAAAGAAATTCTATATCAGCAAATAATGCTTTTAGAGATAACTTTGCCAATAACCTAAAGGATAGGTTAAATGCTGAAAGTGTAATTAGTTCATCTGCTCAATTAACAACTGAATTTGATTTAAGATATGGAAACGAAGAAGGTGATAACTTAATTAGTGGTTCATCTCAGGTAGATTTTAATTCAATATCAAATGTACCAAACGGATTAGTAAGTTCATCAGCACAAATTACCATAACTGAATCACAAATTAGTGATTTAACACATTTTACATCTGCAGATGTTAGAAGTGTAATGAGAGATGATTCGGTTGTAAGTTCATCGGCTCAAGTAATAGCACATTTACCTTCAGGTACTGTAAGTTCATCTAATCAAATCACCATAAGTGAATCTCAGATTTCAGATTTAACCCACTACACAGATTCAGATGTTAAAACAAAATTGAATGCTGAAGGAGTATTAAGTGGCTCATCTCAGATTACAATTACCGAATCTCAGATTTCAGATTTAACACATACCGATGTAAGTTCTTTAAATAATTTTACATCATCTGTTGTTTTAAATTCAGTAACATCATCTATGAGTGTTGCAACCGCATCATTCATCTCAGATACATTTATTTCTGAATCAGCAGCACGTAGTGGTTTTGGACAAGGTGGTGGAACATCAGATTATGATGAATTAATAAACGTTCCATCTGGTATTATATCATCATCAGCACAAATTACAGCATTAGGATATTCAACTACTGATAATGATAATCAAACTTTATCAATTTCAGGACAAACCTTAACAATATCAGATGGTAATAGTGTAATTCTACCATCAGCAGGTGGTGGGGGTGGTTCATCAATATGGACAACTGGCTCACAAGACCCAGAAGCGTATACTCACTTAATGACATCTAATAATTTACAACTAACGGGTAGTTTTGATGTATTAGGTGATTTGACTGTAAATGGAAAATCAATATTTACACAAATATCTGCATCTGATAATGAATCAGCAGTTGTAGTTAATGGTAGGATAAAAATTTTAGAACAACAAATAGAAGGATATATCGCATCAGCTTCAATTCAAATAGGAAATACACGAGATTCAATAGATTGTGGTGGTTTTTTCTAATTGTTTTGATATTTATGAATGTAATCTTAGTTAAGTAATAGGATAAAAGTATGGCTCAAACAATAAAACATAGAAGAGGTTCGATATCTTCGGTTAGAAATATCACATCTTTTGGTGAAGCAGAAATCGTAATTGGTAGTGGTTCGGTAGATTCAAAGGTAACAGGACCAGTAGTTTACATAGGTAAACCAGGTGGTACAACCGCCGCTAATGATTATGTTCCTGTTGGAAAAATGTATGTAGGTAGTGGTGTACCTTCAATTACACCAGCACAATATGGAACAACCTTAGATGGGCTACCATATTATGACACAACAAACAAAACACTTTATATATTAGGTGCTAACGCAGATGGTACATCTGGCCACACCCAAATTAATATAACAACATCATCCATTGATAGTTTCGATTCTCATGTATCAGCATCAGCTGCAGCAAGTGGATTTGGTGCTGGTAGTGGTGGTGGAATTTTCGAATTAGTATCAGGTACAATATACCAATCAGATGGTAAAAACTTACAAATAAGTGGTTCTGGTGGTAAATACGCATTAGAAGTATCTGAATCTATAAACGCATACAATATTAATGCAGGTGTTCCTACATCAAACGATTGGCAAACCAACTTAGATGGTTCTTACTTTAATAACTTTACAAAAGATACAGATGTATCTGAAATTTTAAGATTTGTAGCAGGATTACTATCATCTTCAGCAGCAAATCCAACACCAAATACAAAAACATATAACTCAATAAGTGAAAATAAAACAAACACTTCAACATCGGCTGCACCTTCGGGTTATATACCAAACGATAATGATATAAATGATTTAACATACTTAATTGATAAGGGATGGGCTAGTGTTGGTGGAACATTATTTCCAGGAAAAACAATTTACACAAACACTGGGTATTCAATATCCTATACTTCAGTAGCTGGTGGTTCAACATCACAACAATCTTCTGTTGATTCACAATTATTTGGATTAGGTGCTTTAAGTAGTGGAGCAGGTGCTGAATTTAGAGTAAGTGGTTCACATTCATTTACATTCTCAGATAATTCATCTGATACTACAACTGAAACATCAGCATCATCTGAAATCATAAGTAATTCTACATTAGATACTACATCAAATGGTATTACATTAGGTAAGATACAAACTGTAAATCCTGCAGTTATCCCTGCAGCTTTCCAAGATGGTAAATTTGCATCAGTATTTAATAAAAATGTAGTAAATTGGGTTACACCATCTTCTACTTCAGTATCGGCATCTGGAAATTATACAATTTCAACAACAATTGGTATAGCAACAGGTTCACAATCAGATTATACTGATAAAACTGCGAGTGAAACTATATTTTGGGCACCTGTATCAACTATTAATTCTAATATTGGTGATAACTCATTAGCAAGTAGTGGAGAAGTTGTAACAGCATTAACACTTACATCAGGTTCTATGTCTGGAGCACCATTTATTAATGGTGGTACTTGGAATTTAGTAGCAACCGCAAGTGGTGTGTTTGAACCAATGTACGCATCATCAACTACTTTAGTAGATGTATCGATTGGAAGTACGAGTGGATATACAATTTCTAATACATCAGGTAAAGATACTCTATCAACAAGTGGTGGTACAATCCAAACCACTGGTATGGTAACCGACGCTGCAGGAACAACTGCAAGAAATAGTGGTGTACCACACAGAACTGATTTGGTAGAAATTGATGCAACTTATACAATAAGTGGTACTGGTAACACATTTAATGAGAGTGGGTTTAGTGATACATCATACACATTAACAACAACCGCTAGAGATAGAGCAGCAACACAATCAACATTAGATACTAAAACAGTAAACCTACATTCGGCTGGTACATTTGGACAACCTGCTGCGAGTGGTTCAATGGGGTATCATGGTGGTGGTAGTACAACTACTACTTTAATAGAATACTTTACTTCGGAAAGTTATAGAAGAACAATTAGTGATTCAACTACATTAGATACTGTGTGGGATGAAAGTGATAGAGTAACATTAGGTGATGGTGGTGATTTACAGGTTAAACCAGGTTATTTGGTTAATCCAGAATCTGCAAATGGATATTGGTATCCAACGGGTGGATATAACGCAGCACATTACAAATGGTATTTAAGAGAATTTGATACTGCGGCTTCTAACAACAAAGGTACACTAACAATTGATTTAAATCCAGATACATCAGCAGATTTAACAACATTTGATGATACAACCACAGGTAAAATTGCAGTAGGTGTTATATTTGGTTCAACCGCATCAACTGTGTTTGATGCAGTTAAAGGTACTACATCATATGGTGGTTCATTAAACTCTCAATCAGCAAATGGTTCAACTAACCCATTTAGTGATACGATTGATGTAAAGAGTGATTTTGATTCATTAACTAACTCATCTGGAACGTTAACATTAGGTTTGGCTAACGCTGCTGGACAGACTATTAACGCAACACATGATAAAGTATGGGTTTTAATTAGATATACAGGTACACCATCAAATACATTAGAAAGAATAACGGTTTCAGTATCGTAATATATAAAGAGGAACAAAAATGGCATATAATTCAAATAACAGGTCGGAAAGATTATTACAAGGTAGACGTTTTACTACCGATAATCTTACATTAGGACAGGAAGCATTTACTGATGTATTCGATTTGGGTGCAGGTGAAATTTTTACCGATGATGGTTTAATTCCAACTGGTTCAAGTCAACTTCCATATAGTGGTTCATCACAAGATGGAAGTATCGTATCAGGTAGTGTTGTAAACCCATCAATTGCTAGTGATGTTTCTGTTTTAAAGTACCATTATAGAAAAAAACTAAAACAAGCAGCAGATGGTCAAAGAGAAGTTTATTATTTCACAACTTCAGACCCAGCATCTGTTTCAGATACAGTAACATCCGACCAACTTATCGAATCAGACCAACAAACTAATTTTGTATCACCAAAATATATTATTGCATCTGATAGCCCTAACACTACTGAGGCATCAACTCCTGGTTATAAGGTAGTTGTTTACAAAGATACCGCATCTTCTGCTGGAAGTATTACATCATCACCGGCATTAACATCAACATATACATTTGATTATAAGACTGGTGTTTTGACTTGGAACGATGGTTCACAACCAGCATCGAATCAATTTGTATACATTACAACTTACCAATATGTTGGTAGAACACTTCGTTCTCAAATTGATGATGGTTCAATTGGTGGTGGTGGTACATCAGATTTTACTGAATTAACTAATGTACCAAGTGGATTAGTAAGTTCATCAGCACAAATTACCATAACTGAATCACAAATTAGTGATTTAAACCATTATGATGATTCTGATGTTAAAACAAAACTAAATACTGAAAATGTATTATCAGGTTCGGCTGCAAATGTTAAAACCTTTTTAAATATTACAGAATCAGATATATCAGATTTATCACATTATAGTGATTCTGATGTTAAAACAAAATTAAATACTGAAAATGTAATCAGTTCATCAGCTCAGGTAATATCTGGGTTAGAAGGACAAGATTTAACAGTTGCAACTATAACCGCTGAAACTTATATTGTAAGTTCATCTGTAACACATATGACTCAATCATTTAGTAGTGGTTCTACTATATTTGGTGATGATATCAATGATACTCATCAAATGACCGGGTCTTTATTTGTATCGGGTTCTATATCATTTAGTGAAATTGATGGCGGCACATTCTAAAATAGGGGATAGGCGTGGCCGAAAACAGAATAAAATTAAAAAGGAGCTCGGTATCTGCTAATGTACCCAATGTTGGTGATTTAACATTAGGTGAATTAGCTGTAAATACTTATGATGGTAAGTTATTCTTTAAAAAAGATAATGGAGTTGATTCTATTGAATCAATCGTTACCACCAATGCTCAAATCACAGGTTCTGTTGAATTAACCGGGGCATTAACATCATCTCTTTCTTTGATTGAAAACAATACACCATCAACTGATATGTTTTTGGTAAAAATCAATGGAAATGATAAAGTAAAAGTAAATTCAGAAGGAACATTCGTAATAAAAGAATCACTAACACTACCAACAGGCGAAAAAGGTGCGATGGTGGTTAGTGGAAGTGGATTTTTTATATATTTATAACAAAGTAAAAAAAACAAATATTTATTTAACACAAACATAAAGCTTAAAAAGAGGAAACAAAATGGCAGAATGGAAAAAAGTAATTGTATCGGGGTCATCACCTGAATTCGGTGCAATAACAGTAGATGGAACGGTAACTGCTAACGCATTTAGTGGTGATGGTTCAGCCCTTACGGGCGTAGCTGCGGGAAGTATCGATATTGATAACTTTAGCGCAAGTACAACATTAGCACAAGGAGACCACTTCTTATTTTCAGATGGTGGTACTGAAAGTAAAATCACATTTAGTAATATCGAAGATGAAATCTTTGGTAACGTAAGTGGTGATGCAACTATCGCAGCAGGTGGTGCATTAACAATCGCTAATACAGCGGTAACTAACGATATGTTAGCGGGTTCAATTGCAAATGGAAAATTATCAAACTCAGCAATCACAATCGCTGGAAATTCAACTTCATTAGGTGGAAGTATCACTGCGGCAACTATCTTAGATGGTACTGGTGTACTTTCAGGTTCGGCTCAAATCGAATCAGAAATCAATGATTTGGCAGATTCACGAATTGGAGCAGCAAGTGTAACTGATTTATCTGATGTAACAAACGTAGGTTCTGGTGCAATCATTACTTCAGCTGAAAGAACTAAATTAGGTGGTATTGCAACTGGTGCAGAAGTAAACGTTGATACTAATATTACTGTATCAGAAGGTGCTAATACAGTTGAGATTCAATCTTCTACTGGTACTAACGATTCAATCGCAGCAGCTACTACATCAAAAGCTGGTGTTATGACTGCAACCGATAAAACTAAATTAGATGGTATTGAAGCTTTAGCAGATGTAACTGATGCTACAAATGTAACAAGTGGATTGGTAGCAGCAACTGCAATTTCTTCTGGTAATAAAACTACAATACAAACAAACTTAGGAGTAGATGCAGCAGGAACAGATAATAGTACATTAGCAGGTTTAACTGCAACCGCTATCGGTAAATCTATTGTTACAGGTTCTAACGCATCAGCTATTAGAAGTACAATTGGTGTAGATGCAGCAGGAACAGATAACTCAACTGATGTAACTTTAGCTGGTGTTCCAAACTATATTACAATTAGTGGACAGACTATTACAAGACATCAAATTGATATTTCAGATGATACTAACTTGGCTGTTGGTACTGGTGTAACTCTTACTGGAGATACTCTTTCAATCGGACAAGCAGTTGGTACATCAGATGATGTACAATTTGCAAATATCACTGCAACTGGTGATTTAATGGTACAAGGTACTTTAACTTCATTACAAACTACTAACTTAAACATTGAGGACCAATTTATCTTATTGAACTCAGGTTCGGAAGATGCACAATCATCAGGTATTATATTTGGTGGTTCAACTGGAACACAAGGTGCTGGTGCAGCATTCTTCTACGATATGGATGCTGATAGACCTGCTTGGACTAGTAATGCACTTGCATGGAATGCTACCGCTGCAACTGAAACAGCATTTATTCCTAGAGTATTTGATGTAGATGGTTCATCTCACACTCCTGTTGCTGAAGCTGGTTCTATCCAAATATCTGGTGGTGAAGTATTTATTTACGCATAGTAATTATTAAATAATGAAATGGTTAAAAAGGTTATATATGGCACTAATTACAAAGGATAAAACTGAAGTTAAAAAACCAAAGAATGTAGTTGACTTTTCAAAGCAGGAGTTAGAGTTCCTCTTATCAACAATAGCCAACTCAACTTTTGAAGGTAAAGATGTTCAGCTGGTTTATGAAACGGCAGTTAAAATCCAAAAGCAAATTATGGAAATGTAAAAGAAACCCCAACAGAAATGTTGGGGTTTTTTATTTTAAAATATATTATTCCATATTTATATTAAATTAGCTTGTTGTTGGCCCGAAAGGGAAGTGGGCTTTTTAGTAACCAACCACAATAAAGGATTAGGATATGCCAAATTGGAAAAAAGTAATTGTCTCGGGGAGTGATGCATCCCTAAATACTCTAAGTGTAGATAATAATACACACTTATCAGGTTCATTAAATGTATTTAAATCGGGTTCAACCGTATTTACAATCGAAGGTTCGCAAGGAACATTATTTCAGATAACAGACCAACTATCAGGTTCACTATTCTCAGTAGCAGATATATCAGGTGTACCATCATTTGAAGTATTCTCAGATGATACTGTAAAATTAGGAACATTTGGTTCAGAAGCAGTAGTTGTAGAGGGTGATGTATTAAAATTATCACAACTATCAAATCAGAGTTCAGAAGCAACTGCCGTAGTGATAAATGGTTCAAATGTAGTTGGGACTAGGGAATTAGGTTCAAACGCATTTAATAGTACAACAATCCCAACAAACAACAATCAATTAACCAATGGAGCGGGTTACATTACTGATGGTAACACCAATTGGAATAACTCATATGGGTTTATTACTGGATTAGATTGGACAGAATTAGGTGGTTCACAAGATAGTATCAATTTAAGTGGATTCAACAATGATAGTGGATTTACAACCAATATTGGAGATATCACAGGTGTTACCGCAGGTACAAACCTAACAGGTGGGGGAACATCAGGCACTGTTACTATAAATATGGCTACTGGTGGTGCTGGCGCAGGAACGTATGGTTCAACTGCAAACGGAACAAAAATCGATACAATCACAATTGATGCATATGGTAGGGTAACCTCAGTAGCTACTGGAGCGACAGGTACTTCATCAACATCAGGTACTGTAACCTCAGTTGCTACTGGAACTGGATTGGCGGGTGGTACGATTACATCAACAGGTACATTATCACTTTCTCACTTAGGATTAGAATCATTAACCGACCCTAATGATGATAGAATCTTCTTTTGGGATGATAGTGCTGGGGCATCTGCATGGTTAGATATCGGAAATGGGTTATCAATTAGTGGAACTACCCTATCAAACACTATTACAAATAACAATCAACTAACTAACGGAGCAAGTTACATTACTGGTGTTGATTGGACAGAATTAGGTGGTTCACAAGATAGTATTAATATTAGTGGATTCAACAATGATAGTGGATTTACATCTAATGTAGGTGATATTACAGGTGTAACCGCAGGAAGTGGTTTAACAGGTGGAGGAACTTCAGGCACTGTAACTGTATCTCACGCAGATACATCAACCCAATCATCTGTAAATAATAGTGGTAGAACATATATCCAAGATATTACATTAGATACTTACGGACACATCACTGGTATTACATCAGCAACTGAAACAGTAGTAAATACAGATACAAACACAGTAACTTCAATTAGAAGAGATAATACTGGAACTTATAGGACAGGAAACATCAACTTAGTTGGTGGAAGTAATGTTACAATTACAGAAACATCAGCTGGTGTATTTAGCATTGCATCAACTGATACCAATACCAACACCACATACTCAGCAGGTTCACTTTTAGATTTAAGTGGTACTACATTTAATGTTGATTTATCAGAATTGACTGATATGACAGAAACGTTTGTAAAAACATCCGATGAGTTTGTAGTATTAGATAGTGGTGTACAAAAAAGAAAGTTAGCCTCTGAGATATTTGGTGATAACGCATTTAATAGTACAACAATCCCAACAAACAACAATCAATTAACCAATGGTGCAGGATATACAACTAATGTAGGTGATATTACTGGGGTTACCGTTACAGCAGGTAATGGTTTAACAGGTGGTGGTAGTGCTACAAGTGGTAATTTTTCAAAAACTTTAAATGTTGGTGCTGGTACTGGTGTAACTGTAAACGCTGATAGTATTGAGATAGGTCAAGCAGTAGGAACATCGGATGATGTAGAATTTAATAGTTTAACTCTTGCTGGCGATTTGACCGTAAATGGTACAACTACTACCCTTAGTACAACAAATACAAAAATCTCTGATAACTTAATCGAACTAAATAGTGGTGCTACATCAAATGCAAACGATAGTGGTATCATCATTGAAAGAGGTACAACTGGTAATAATGCATTATTCATTTGGGATGAATCTGGTGATAAATTTGCAGTAGGTACAACAACCGCCACTGCCGATTCTACGGGTAATATTTCATATACACTTACTGATTTAGTGGCAAGTACATTTATTGGTGATTTAGAAGGAGTTGCCAATTCAGCATACAATTGGGAAGACGCAAGAACAATTACTTTAGGTGGAGATTTAAGTGGTAATGTTTCAATTGATGGTAGTTCAGATGTAACACTTACTGCGACTGTTTCTAACAACTCACATACACATACATTATCAAATATAAGTGATGTAACTGCAACTGCAACTGAAGTAAATTATGTAGATGGTGTAACTTCAAATATCCAAACTCAGTTAGATTCAAAAGCAGGTGGTGATGATTTTGATGCAGATGGAACATTCGCATCATTGAGAGCGCAGGGAACTACAAAGGGCGATGTTGGTTTAGGAAATGTTACCAACGAATCAAAAGCAACAATGTTCACATCAGCTGCTCTTACAGGCACTCCAACCGCACCAACTGCTGCAACATCTACTAATACTACTCAAATAGCAACAACCGCATTCGTTAAAGCTCAAGGATATACCTCAAATACAGGTGATATTACTGGTGTAACCGCTGGAGTTGGTTTAAGTGGTGGCGGAAACTCAGGTGGTGTAACACTAACACTTGATATGAGTGAACTCACCGATATGACCGCAGCAATGGTTGGTACTGATGAGTTTATTGTATTAGATAGTGGTGCAGATAGAAGAAAGGCTGCAAGTGAAATTGGATTAAGTATTTTTAACAACGATAGTGGATTCATCACTGGTGTTGATTGGACAGAATTAGGTGGTTCACAAGATAGTATCAATGTGAGTGGATTTAACAACGATGCGGGTTATATTACATCATATGTAAACACTAACCAATTGACAACTTTCCAAGTAGAAGATGGTGATGGTACAGAAGTAACAATTTCACATGGTAAAGAATGGAAATTTGTAGAAGCAGGTGGTATCAATATCAATTGGACAGATACTTCAAATGGTAGTGATACAGACCCTTATGATTTATCATTCTCAATCAATACAGGTGTAACCGCAGGCGATGGTTTAACAGGTGGTGGTACGTTAAGTTCTACACGAACTCTTAATATCGGACAGGGTACTGGTATATCTGTAACCGCAGATGCAGTTTCACTAGCAACCGCTGGTGCTGGTGCAGGAACGTATGGTTCAACTGCGAATGGTACTAAGATTGATACAATCACAATTGATGCTTATGGTAGAGTAACCGCAGTAGCAACAGGTGCAACGGGTACTTCATCAACATCAGGTACTGTAACCTCAATTGCCACTGGAACTGGATTGGCGGGTGGTACAATTACTTCGACTGGGACATTATCACTTTCTCACTTAGGATTAGAATCTTTAACTGACCCTAATGATGATAGAATCGCATTTTGGGATGATTCAGCAGGTGCATTTGGGTGGTTAGATGCAGGTTCAAACATTACAATTAGTGGAACAACCATTTCAGCAACTAACACTAACACAACCTATTCAGCAGGTTCACTTTTAGATTTAAGTGGTACTACATTTAATGTAGACCTTTCCGAACTAACCGATATGACGCAAGCTTGGGTAACATCAACTGATGAATTTGTAGTATTAGATAGTGGTGTACAAAAGAGAAAACTTTCCTCTGAAATATTTGGTTCAAACGCATTTAATAGTACAACAATCCCAACAAACAACAATCAATTAACCAATGGAGCAGGTTACATCACCGATGGTAACACCAATTGGAATAACTCTTATGGATTCATCACTGGTGTTGATTGGACAGAATTAGGTGGTTCACAAGATAGTATTAATATTAGTGGATTCAACAATGATAGTGGATTTACAACAAACACAGGTACTGTAACCTCAGTTGGTATTACAACTTCAGCCGGATTAGATGGTTCGGGTACTATTACATCCACAGGAACAGTAAACATTAGTTTAGACTTATCAGAATTAACTGATATGACCACCGCAATTGATACTGCAGTTGATGAAATAATTCTATTAGATAATGGTGCAGAGAGAAGAAAGAGATTTTCAGAAATCTTTGGTTCAAATGCATATAATAGTACAACAATTCCAACAAATAACAACCAATTAACCAATGGTGCTGGATACACCACAAATGTAGGTGATATTACTGGAGTTACTGCCGGAACTGGATTAAGTGGTGGTGGTACATCGGGTGGTGTTACATTAAATGTAGATTTATCAGAATTAACTGATATGACCGCAGCAATGGTTGGTACTGATGAGTTTATTGTATTAGATAGTGGTGCAGATAGAAGAAAAGCCGCTAACGAAATTGGTTTAAGTATTTTTAATAATGATAGTGGATTCATCACTGGTGTTGATTGGATTGGAATCGGTGGAAATGCAACTGATATTAATTTAAGTCAATTCACAAATGATTTAACAGTTAGTGCATTTACAAATGATGCGGGATACACCACAAATGTAGGTGATATTACTGGAGTTACTGCTGGAACTGGATTAAGTGGTGGTGGTACATCAGGTGGTGTAACACTTAACTTAGCAAACACCGCAGTATCCGCAGGTTCATATACAAACGCTGATATTACGGTAGATGCACAAGGTAGAATCACTGCAGCATCTAATGGGTCATCAGGTGGGTCTGGAGATATCACTTCAGTTAGATTAACTTCAGATGGTGGTTATGCACAGGTTACTTCTGGAGCTGCTAATTTCACTATTCAAGGTGCAGGTACTGTTTCAACATCAGCAAGTAGTACAACATTAACAATTACCGGCCCAACCAACGTAAGTGAATTAACTAATGATAATAATTACTATTCAGAAGGAGATGCTGGAGAATTCTCTGCACTTTTGGTGGGTGATACAGGTGTAACAAATCCAGGTGGTACGGCATCATTCCCGGCCATCATGTTTGCCACCTCTACCCCATTAGGTGCCACTGGATTTTATAGCGCAAATAGTACATCAATAAACGCTACAATTGCTGGTGTTCAACGATTGACTATCAATAATAATGGTATGAAAATTAATGGTGGTGCATTGGGTGTAAATGTGAACGCATCATCAACTGATGGTAGAATCGATGCATCAAATGATATTGTAGCATACTCATCATCAGATAGAAGATGGAAAGAAAATATTAAACCAATTGATAACGCATTAAATAAAATATTAAAAATTGGTGGATACGAATTCGATTGGAAAGAACTTTCAGAAGAAGAAAGAAAAACTCAACATGGTAACGAAGGACATGATATTGGTGTTATTGCACAAGAAGTAGAAGAAGTTTTACCAGAAGTAGTAACCACAAGAGAAAATGGATTCAAAGGTGTTAAATACGATAAAATGGTAGCATTATTGATTGAAGGTATGAAAGAACAACAATCTCAAATTGATTCTTTAAAATCAGAAATCAATGAACTTAAAGGGAGAGTATAATGGCACTAGCAGATAGCGGAGAAATCTCATTTTCAGATATTAATACTGAGTTAGGACGGAGTTCAGATGCAGAACTTTCATTATCTGATGCAGCACAAGGTAATGTAGCAGTTATAAACACCAATTCAGCAAATACACCAGATTCATCAACACCACATAGTATATCTGAATGGTATTCATACAACCATAGTGCTAGTGGTGGTCTTACCGAATTCCACGCTTCAGATATGGCACCAGACTCTTCCTTTGCGTGTGGATTTTCAGACTTTAATTTTGCTTATTGGCATAATGGTGGTGAAGTGTACCCGGAAGTTGGTAATCAAGTTTATATAGACTCATCAGGTGGTGATGGGGCCCAGGCGATGCCAGGATGGTATAAAACTTCCATAGGGTCCATATATGAATTGGATGGCTTGGGTGTAGTAACACAACAGGGTAGTTGTGGACGTTCAGAGAGAAGATTAAAATACAACATCGAATTTATTGGAGATTCACCAATGGGTATTCCAATGTATCATTTCAATTATAAAAACAAAAAAGATGGTGTTGGTAGATTTGTTGGAACTATGGTAGATGATTTACAACGTTTAGGATTTGAAGATGCACTTATTTATGGTGATGATGCAATATATGTAAATTACTCTAAGATAGATGTTCCATTTAAATTGGTAAAATAAAAGAAAATAGAAATTATATGGGTATAAGTTATGGGATTTAGTAGAGGACCTAAAATAGTAACCGATGGATTAGTATTCTCATTAGATGTTGGAAATCACAAATGTGTTTCAAACCCATCTAGTGGAATATCTAATGGAATTCAATCATTAGTAACTACATCTTTATGTGAAGGCGCAAATGGTTCACCTGGTAGTGGAACACATTCCCCATCTACTTCAAATATGCCTACATACTCTTCGGATTTTGGTGGAGTTTTAAATTTCTCAGGCGGTAAAGGTATAAATGTAGTACAAGATTTAGGTTCAACTACGGTATCAACTTATTCTATTTGGTTAAAATGGCCAGCTGGATATAGTTCTTATGCTTACTTATTTGATGCGAGAGCAAATGGCGGTGTTTGGCATTTTGCAAATTATAATGGTTATAATGTACATTGGAATGCTAACTTACAATATAACTTTGGTGGTGGTAGTTTTGATGGGTCTAAATGGGATTGTGATGAATGGATACACCTAATAACCACATCAGATAGTGGTGGTTCTAAAATATGGGTAAATGGTTCTAATAGAACTTCAGATGCGAGTACTACAAACTCAACCAATGAAAACTTAGGTAAAAATTTTAGAATAGGAACAAGGTACACGACATCCAATCCATTTTCAGGTTTGA